ATGTCGTGGAGCATGTGGAACAGCTCCTCGATGTCCACTTTTTTTCCGGCGACACTGAGCTGTTGCATGAGGGGCTGGTTCTCGAAGAGCTGAATCATCAACGTCATGGATTGCGCCATCTGTTGCTTGGCAGCGAGATGCGATCCTGCGAGCACGTCGAACTTGAACCGCGCGTTGAGAAATTCTTCCTCTCGGAAATCTTCCAGGTTGAAATCGTTCGGGTTAGCTTCATCCTTGAGCATGTCCCGCAAGGAAGAAAGCGGGAGCTTCATGCAATTCATCTCGTGCATCTGATAGAGCCATGGCTCGTACACATTGCGCACGAAGTTCTCGACAAACCCGCCGATCCGGGAGTCGGAGGCCGAGGCCATCGCGCCCGCGCCTGTGGCGGTGCGGCCCATCGAGGTTCGCCCCTGCGTCGGGAGCGAGCCTTGCACGAGCATTTCCTGCGCGCCCGACGTGGACTCGGAGCGAGACGCGGCGGCTTGCACGTTCGCGAAAATCGCGGCGTCGAAACGCGGCTGTTCGAGAAGCTTGTACGCCTTCTCGATGTCGCCTTGCACGTCAATCATTCCGCCGATGCGCTGCCGGATGGATTGTGTCGGGACGTTGTTACCCGAGGAGCGAAGATAAATCGGGTTGACGATGAGCGACATGATGTCGAGCCCGGCGTTGATGAGGCCCTGTTCGACACGCTGGTCCTGGCCGAGCGAACGCCCTAGGCCGATCCCGTAGAACGAGTCTGGGATGTCCCACCAGTTACAGGAATAGAACGGGATGCACCCGAATTCGTTGGGCTCTTTGCGGATGAGGCGTTTCCGCTGAATCACCGTCATCACTTTTCCCGAGTCCCACCGCTCCAGGACTTCGAGCGGCTGCGCGAGCGGATCGGCGAGCGACGCCTGGTAGCGCGGCGCGGCGTGATGAACGAGCGTCGTGTTCTGGTTCGCTTGCTCCGCCGTGTTGGGCATGTCCGGCGATTCGACAGGCGGCTCGAACCAGGATTTGATTTCCTCGCGCGAGGGCAAGTCGTAGCGCGAGAATTCGTTCCCGTCCGCGTCGTAATAAACTTCGTCTTTCAGTTTTTCGAGGTCGTAATAGTTCAGATACATGCGCTCGATGACAAACCCCGCCGTGCGGATGTCGGGCAACCGGCAAGCGGGGTCCACGAGGATGTACGGCAAATATTTCGACTCAATGAAGGGCCGCGAGCACGTTTTTTCGATTTCTTTAAACTCAAATTCATCGCTCGCCATCGTCGGGAGCGTCATTTGCCGCCCGAGCATCCCCTTCGTGCGCGCGCCCGGTGCCCGCCGCACGTACACGCGCTCCATCTTGGTTTCCGTGCGCCATCCCCACTTCATAATCAACGTGCCGTAAATGAGCGCGTTGAAAAACGCGCGGCGGACTTCCTCCTGGAAATCCATTTCGTCCAATTGAGTCGTGAGAACCGTGCCGATAGCGCGGATCGTGTTCTGGCTCGTGCTCGGGCGCGGACGCAGCAAAAACGGCGGGTCCTCATAGAAAAGGCCGGTGACAAGTTTCGGAAGGATGGAGTTAACGTGCGTGGCAACGGTAAAGCGGATGACGTTGGCGCGCGGGACGGTTGTGTTTTCCCACACTTGCACGCCAATGGGCGGCTGGTAGAGCGTGTCTGATTCGCGCCAACGAAGCGTCCAGCGTTTCGAGTCAATCCAGGCATCCGCCGCGATGGCGTCCTGGACTACCATTTCCTTCGCGGCTTCGTCCTCTAGGTCTACGAGCGAGTGAATCTGTTCGGGCAGGATTTTCTTCGTCGCCGGTGTTTCCGGCATCGCAACGATTTGCGCCATTAGCCGTTCAGTCCTTCACCCAAAATCGGATACTCGATGCCGTCCAGCTCCGCCGTCGTGGGCGTCACAAAAGCGGGCGGCTCGGGCTTAACCTCGTACTTGCCGAGGCCGTAAATGCAGTCGTGGAGTTCCTGTTCCTGGAGCTTTTTGACCGCCGCCGCGTACTTCGCCTCAGGCGTGCGCGTCACGCCTTGCGGCAAATAGCGCCGCAAATGGGCGATGGCGTCGGGAATGTCATCGTGATGGTGCGCGCCGCCGAACTGGACAAACTCTTTGTAGAGCGAGTCCATGCACGGGATGGTGTTCACGAACCAGAGCTGGCCGTTCGCGAGCATCCCTTGCAATTCCTTCACGCGGAGTTCCTTCGCTTCCTGTTTCTTGGAAACGGGGAACCAGTCAATCGAGGGCGAAATCCCCATCGTCGCCGCGTGCCGGGCGATGTCCATTTCGAGAAACTTCGCGCCCGAACTGTTTTCGATCCCCGTGATTTCTGGCCGGTACTTGTAGGCCGTGAAAGCCACGGCGTAGGCCAGCTCATCGGGAAGGAACCGCTTCCGCACGATGTCCACGATGTACAGCCGGTTTTGTTCGTCCACCGCGCCCACCGCGCCGACGCTGTAGTCGCGGCCCTTTTTCGTGGAGTAGGCGAAGTCCCAAGCCACATAGTGTTTGACCATGTGCGGGACCTGCGTCGGCGGAAGGGAGTGACGCCGCAAATCATCGAGCGTGAAAACAACCTGGCTGGCCTCGACGGGATTGCAGAGGTACTGCGAATTAAACGAGCGTTCGTCGGTGTGCTGTTCCTTCCGCAAAAAGCTCCACGTCAAAACGTCCGGGAAAAGCAACTCCAGGTTTTCCTCGACGGCGCTTTGCTCGACGGAAGGCGTCTCGAAATTCGTGCCCTTGAGCCACCAGGCCGGACGCCGAAGAAACTTGAGCATCTGTTTGCCGAATTTTTCCTCGTAGCTCCGCGCCTGTTCGAGATGGTCCGCGTAACAATCGAAAACGGAATACGGCGTCCCGATGGTGTCGCGGTATCCCCAGGGCATGAGGAGCTTGCGAACCATTTTGAATTTCCGCGTGATTTTCTGGAGTTCCGTGATTGTCTCGGAATTTTTGTCCGTCACCACGTCATCCGGCTTCATTACGTCCACGTGCCAGCCGGAATTGTTGGCGAGAATCGAAGACGCAAAAACGCTCGGTTCGCGCGTCCGCTTTTGCTGCGCGGGCGTGCGGAATTCTCCCTGGTTGCCCTTGTCCTTCGCGTCAATAACATGCTCGGGAAACAAGTCGTGGAACAGCGTCGGCGGATCGGTGCGGATGAAATACTCTTTCAGCTCATCCACGAAGGACACGGCCAGGTCATCCGCGCCCGTGAGCACCAGAATCCGCACGTCGGGGAAACAAATAATCCACTGTACGCAGTCGCAAATATTGAGAGTGGATTTGTAGGAGCCGCGCGGGTACCAGATCATTCGCTCCTTGATGACATCCTGGAGCGCGAGCGATTTCGCCGGGTCCTTTTTGACGAAGAAATCAGTAACGGGCCGGTGTGTTCCTTCCACCAGGTCCTTGCCGAGAATTTCCTTCGACAAAAAATATAAATCTGTCTGACAGCGGAAACGAAGCTCCTCGCGTTCCGCCGCCGTGAGGTCTATCACCCTATTTCTTTTTCCAGCCCTTCATCGTTTCGGCAAGCGTGGCCTTTTTGCGCGTCTCGGGATTTTCCGAGTGCTCGGCCTTCTCCAGTTTTTTCTCGGGGATTTTCTTCCCCTGGGGCACGCCGAGTGCGCGATGGAGCGCGCCTGGGTGAATGTGGATCGTGGTGTGGAGTTTGCCGAGATGGATGCCCTTCGTTTTGCCGGGCATCTTACGCCGCCTGAGCTTCCGGTTCGGGTGTTCCGCCAGCCGCGCCCGGTTCCGGCTCTTCGGCTCCGCCGCCCGCGCCGCCCATGTGTTGCTGCATCACGCCCGACATCCCCTCGGTGTCGCCAGGAGCGAAATGGTGCATCTCGTGCGATCCGTCCGGGTGCATTACGTGCATGGTGTGCCCGGCATCGTGCGAGTGGATGTGGATGTGCGGGTGCTTGCCGCCCGATTTCTTCTCGCCGCCGCCGCTCTTCTCTTTCTTCTCGCCGCCGTCTTTCTTCTCGGACAGCGCGCCCTTTTTGCCGTCGTATTCCATTGCGGTTCTCCTTATCGCTTGTTGACAAAAGCCCGCTGGCGGTTCGTCCAGCTCGCAGGAACGGCGGCGGGAGGCGTGCCAGCAAAAAACGACATGCTCAAACTTCCCCACCCCACAGGCGTCGAAGGAAGGTTGACCGTGTACCGGGTGCTGTTGTTTCCGAGGACACCCGTAAACCAAAATGCGCCGTAGGCGCTCGCGAAGATGGGCGAGCCTGGCGAGGCGCTAGAGTTCGTCGGCGCGACGGTGCGCGCGGTCATCATGATGACCAGGTCGCCCGCCGCCGTGCATGGAACGTTGTACGTGCTGTTATTCACCGCCGAATTGAAAAGTACCGCAGTGTCACGGGCCAGTGTCGTAAGCCCGGAAAACGCCGCCCCGCAATAGCTCATCGAAATCGAGGAGTTCGAGTTCGTCACCGTGATGACGTTATTCGTGCCCGCGCCCGCCGTGACGATGGCTCCGTAATACAGGTAGTATCCAGCGCCGATCCCGGTCGTGATTGCGCCGCCGCCCGTCATCAAAACGTAGGTATTGCCTTCGGTGTCGGAAACGCCCGTGATGGTGTTCGTGGTCGCGCCCGCTTGCCAGATGGGGACGATGATGATGTTCCCGTTGGTGTTGCCGCTCGTGAACGTGCCAGTGAGCGGCGAGACGCCTGTCGAAATCGCCGTCGTGTGTTTGACCAGTGCGAGAGCCATTTTAGAAAGTCGAGATGTACACCACGCCCGAGTCCACCGCGCTCACCGTAAAATCGGAGACGGTGCGCGGCGGGACGAACGGAACGATTTGCGACTGGTTCGCGGCCTCGCAACGGAGCGCGAGGATCGTGGTACCCGTTCCGTCTTTCAAAACGACGGTGTCGCCGATGTTGAGCGGATCGCGCCAGTAAACTTGTGTGATGAAAATGGGCATCCCGCCATTCGGCAACCCGCTGTTCGTTTTCATGCTCGAAGTCATCGCGGTGTCGATGCTGTAAGGGTTGGTTGTGAGGCTATTCGCCATGCTCATTTCCCCTTTTTGTTTTTGAAATATTCGACTTGGCGGAGCCGCTTTTCGGCGGCGGCTTTACTGAGCGTTGGTTTCGAGAGGCGCTTTCCGCCCTCCGAAGTCACCACGTAGCCGCCGCCCGTCTTGCGGATCACGTCTTAGGCTTCCGCGCCGAATTGCGTGAGCGTGGCGGTGTTGGCGGCATTCGCCACGCCGAACGTGAGGCCGAACGTGAGGTAGACGCACGGATCGTTTGCGACAGGCGCGGAAGGAGTGCCCGTCTCGATGAAGTTGACGCCCGTGAGGTTCGTGGTGTGCGCGAACGCCGTCCACACGCCGTTCATCAGCGTTGCAAACGTGCCCTGGAGGATGCCCGAGGTTTGGTCGCCCTCGAACCGCGCCCACAACATGAACGGGTAGGTCGCCCCAGTCGAGAGCGACGCGGCGGTGAGCGCGCCAACGGACGTACCCGGCGAGGCAATCGTCGGGAGCGTGGTGCCTGCGTACAGCGTGAGCGCCACGGTGGGCGAGACGCCGCCCACCGTCACGTTGCCCGCCACGTTCACGTCGAAATATTTGCCGTTGTACTTCCCCGAGCCGGGAATGGGCAGGATCGCGGGGCCTTCCACTTGGGGGATAACAACGGTGTTGAGCGAGCTAGGATTCGGGAAAATCTGTACCGACGTGCTGGAAGTGTTGTTAACGACACCCCCGACATACGCCTGGGAAATGAGAGAGCCCATCGTCAAACTCCTTTCAAATTTTTGCTGCTTATTTTTCGAGGACATCGCACGGAATCACTTCCGGCGAAAACAGGGAACAGCCGCCGCCCGGCGCGATTTTTCCGCGCACGATTTCGCACATCCCGCCGAGCGTGCCACGGTAGAAGTGGTCACAAATCCCACAGGAGCGAATCTTCGGCGGGTACTTGGAAATTTCGACATACCCGGCCTCGGGCTTTGAAATCTTTCCGACTTTTTCGTACACGGGCATCGGCGCGCACCAGGAGACATCCACAAATTGTTCCGCGTGGAACACCGTGATACACTGCATCCCGCCGTGGCTTGGAAATTCTTCCTTTTCGTGATTACCTGGCTGCCCGCGTTCGCGCTCCTGTCCTTCGTGGACTGGGCGCGCCATGCGCCGATCCGCTACAAGTTCAATCTCGCACTGGCGC